CTGGATTTTATTATATATAAGTTTTTACTGATTAGTCACTCGTTTGACAATCCCTGTGAAAGAGAGTGTCGCCTTCGCTGGCTTTGCGAGATGAAATCTTGCAACAAAACTTTCGTACGACATCATTGTGGTGTCATACCATGTTAAGATCGATGTCATGTTTGTGACATCAGCATCTGCTTCTTGCGAATGAAGAGCAGCGAATTTTTCGTCGCTCAGTCCGTTCATCTTCATCAGCGATCCTCGAAATTTCGAGACTTCTCTGCTGAACTTTGTGTGAGACAAGTCGACTGCTTTAGACCGAATCACGCGCTCTTTAGCCATCTTGAGTGCGTTCCTTTTGCTTCTCGCACTTGAGTTCAATCCAAGTAGAAAGTCCATTGACGGTGGTGCTAGGTCTAGTCCTGGAAAGATTGACTCTTCCACTTTGAAGTCCTCCTCTGAAAACCTTGGGGGGAGATCATCGTACTCATCTTCTGAATCATCATCAGATTCATCTTCCATAACCCTTAGAGCAGCTCTGTCTTCCTCAGAGATACTGAAGTCCATCAGTCCCTCTTTCTTTTCCTCCGGTACTTCCGTTACAGCTGGTCCGTCCATACTGATTTTGAAGTTTCTTTTGAGATCTTTGAAGAACCTGACCTCCATGTCATCTGTCCAGCTTGAGCATTTGTCAGCTATTTCCTTGACCCCTCCCACTAGAGGGAAGCCACCTACATCCCAATCGAGGGTATTCTCGTCCGGCTCTTTTTTGAGATCCTGAGAGACCTCCATTGCAGCATTGAGGCAAGAAGAGAAATCAGCTAGCTTCACATCGCGCGAGCTCAACCATATCTTGCTGAAGTGGTCGAACATGTTTCCTGGTCTCACCGCATCCAGGATCTCTTGCGGCATGGTGTATGATGCAGGAGGAGCTATTCCCGTTGACAGTGTGAATGTGTAGACAACTACATCATCCAGGATTATTTTTATTTTGTCCTTGAGCAGGTCGGACTTCACCCTTACCAACCCGTGGACATCCGGTACACCTTTGATATCCGCCATCGAGGAAAACTTGATGGCACCAATACTCGCTCTAGCGGATAGCTCCCT